GCCTTAGTAGCCCAGTGGCTGAATGACTGGGTTATGGTGTGGCACCAGCCGAGCATGCGGTTCGAAGATGTGTTTACGTTTCTCGATGCAGCGAAGAAAGAGAATATAGATCATGTAATTATAGACAATCTCACATCAATTGGATTAACTTCCGACAACCTATGGATGCATCAGAGGGAGCTGATCGTCCATCTTAAAAAGGCCTGTATGGAACTGGGTTTGGTAATACACGTCGTGCATCACGTGCGTAAGCTAGACTCAGAGAAGAGTCAACCAGACAAGTTCGACGTAGTAGGTTCTGGCGACATAACTAACTTAGCTGATAATGTTTTTATAGTTAATCGTAACATCGAAAAACAGGAGAAGGTAAACGAGGGTTGGGGATCACAGACTATAAGCTCGTCTGATACCCGCACTTGGGAAGAGTTATCAGATGGACTTATATCAGCTGTCAAGGTACGGTATGGTCAGCCATGTCGTATCAAACTGTGGTGGAATCAAATAGGACCGGACACGGGAGCGTTCACAGATGGACAACATGCACCATCAACTGTATACTTCAAGCCTCCGGAAGATATGGAATATGACCAGGAGGTACCATTCTAATGAGGACTAATAATTGGAAGAACGTAGAGCGCGAAGTTGCGAAGCTATTTGGTGGTAAACGAACCGGTTCTAATGGGGAGAGCCGCCGAGATGTGGAGCATCCAACGTTCTCTATTGAAGTTAAACATCGAAAGACATTCCCAGACTGGCTACATTCAGCCTATGGGCAGGCTGATCGTGAAAAAGAGCACAGGATACCCATCGTGGTACTCCACGAGAGATATACAAAGTTCGAAGACTCCTATGTCGTTATTAAAGCAGAACATTTTTGTAAACATTATAAAGATATCCCTATCCAGGTTTCAACTGAAGCTGCTGATTCTAGTATAATAGACACTTCAAATAAAGGAGAAATGAATGGCTCGTCAGTTTACAAATGAAAACAATTATCCGCACTGGTTGTATCATACCCTTACCACGAACAACTACTCAAAGGGTACTCGTCCTAGTGACATTTCGGTTACACGGCTTATAGATAGCCCTCAAATTAACCAATTACGGTATGAACATGCAAATGAACTCGTCGAAGATGTTAAAGACCGAGTTTGGTCTATTTGGGGATCAGCAGTACACTCTGTGGTTGAAAACACTAACGAGAGTAATTCTGATGTCTTAACAGAGAAGCGATTCTACCACGATTATGACGGTAAAGTGGTTACAGGCCAGATCGATGTCTACGACATGTCAGATAAAATCTTATACGATGTAAAGACCGTCAGCGCCTGGAACCTAGTTAACGGTTATAAAAAATCGTGGGAGTTTCAGCTTAATGTTCTAGCAGATCTTATGCATGAAAATGACTGGAAAGTCAAGGGTTTAGCTATCGTAGCTATAGCTCGTGACTGGAATGCTAGGCAAGCATCTGATGTAGAGACGTACCCAAATCATGCGATGACTGTAGTGGATATTCCGCTATGGAAACCTATGCACCGAAAAGCATACATTCATCAACAGTTGAGTAGGCACTTCGATGAAGAGCACTACTGTAACGATGAGGAGCGGTGGCAGTCTGAAGAAAAATGGGCTGTCATGAAACAGGGGCGCAAGAATGCGTTGAAGCTACATGATACAGAGCAAGGAGCGATAGACTATTTGAACGACTTGATTGACCCGACTAAGTGCACGATAGAGCATAGACCTGGGTCACCCAAGCGATGTTGGACGTACTGTAATGTACGTAATTTTTGTCCACAACTAAGAGCCGAGAGGCAGGAGAAGCGCTAATGGCAGGAAAGCAAGCATTTGATAACACTAATAAGGGACGATTCTTTCTCAACGAGAGGAAAACGGCTAAAGATCCCGCACTATCTGGACCAGGTAATTATAATGGGACAGACATGCGAGTAGCTGCATGGATCAACCCAAACGAAGATGCAGACAATAACAAGGTATGGAAGGCCTTTGATTACCTTGCAGAAAATGCGGTAATTAACATGAGGTTCTCAGAGCCCCAGAAAAAGGGAGGAGGCCAGAGTAGCGGATCCAGTAATATGGATGACGACCTACCCTTCTAACTGACGCAGTTGTTTAGTACTTACGGGGCGGGGTCTACTTTAGGCCCTGCCTCTTTTTTTCTTTCGCCTTAGAGGGCGATTCTGGAGCTCTAGGACATGCATATAACGCCGTATCAGCAGTTCATACACAAGAGTAGATATGCTAGGTATCTACCAGAACATCAACGCAGGGAATCCTGGGAGGAAACCATTGGACGCTATATCGATTTTTTTAGTACTCGCTTGGATCGCAATCACTTTGAACGATTTAAATCCCTTATTGTAGGGATGGACGTAATGCCCTCGATGAGGGCTTTAATGACGGCCGGAAAGGCCTTGGAGAAGGACCATGTTGCCGGTTATAACTGTGCTTACACCGCTGTTGATAGTCTTCGTGCTTTTGACGAGTGTCTCTATATTCTTATGTGTGGCACTGGTCTTGGGTTCAGCGTTGAGCGACAGCATATATCGAAATTGCCTGTCATTGCTGAAGACTTTCACGAGACAGATACAGTCATTGTGGTACGTGATTCAAAAATTGGGTGGGCAAAGGCTTACAAAGAGCTAATTGCTTTTTTGTTTCAAGGGTTAATACCCAAATGGGATTTATCTAAGATTCGTCCTGCAGGTGCACCGCTCGTTACGTTCGGCGGGCGTGCATCGGGACCTGAACCATTAGATGAGTTATTCAAAAAAACCATTCATGTAATCTCTAGTGCTCGAGGCGATCAGCTGACTTCATTAGAATGTCATGATATTATGAATTATATCGGAGAGGCAGTAGTAGTCGGCGGGGTTAGACGAACCGCTGAGATATCATTAAGTAATCATTCAGACGAAAGGATGCGCAATGCTAAGATGGGTAACTGGTTTATGGAAAACCCACAGAGAGCATTGGCTAACAACTCTATATGCTATACAGAACGTCCTGATGTAGGAGCGTTCATGCGAGAGTGGTCAGCCATCTACGAGTCACGATCAGGTGAACGGGGTATTTTCAATAGACGAGCCTGTCAAGCCATGGCTCCAGAGAGGAGAGATAAAGAGTGGGACTTCGGGACAAATCCGTGTTCTGAAATAGTACTTCGTTCTAAGCAGTTTTGCAATCTCTCAGAGGTGGTAGCTAGATATAATGACACCATGGAAACGCTTACTACAAAAATAGAAGCTGCAACCATGTTAGGTACCGTGCAGGCAAGCCTCACGGATTTTCGTTATCTAGGTGCCCAGTGGAAGAAGAACTGTGAGGAGGAAGCCCTGTTAGGTGTGAGTATAACAGGCATCTTCGATTGTCCAGCTTTGCTGAAAGCATCGCCAAAACAATTGGAGGAGTTACGCGATCATGCGGTTAAAACAAATGAAATTTTTGCAAAGGAAATTGGTATCAACCCATCTGCCTCTGTTACTTGTGTCAAGCCTAGCGGGACTGTTAGTCAGCTGGTGGATAGCAGCAGTGGGATTCATCCTCGTCACGCTAGATATTACATCCGCCGCGTACGTAATGATAAGAAGGATCCACTATCTCAAAAACTTATCGACAATGGGATCGAGCACTTAGAAGATCCTTACAATAAGGATGCTTGGGTGTTTGAGTTTCCTATGAAGGCTACAGGATCTATCACGCGTCATGATGTATCTGCTATGGAGCAGTTAGAACTGTGGAAGAAGTTTGCACTACACTATTGCGAGCACAAACCTAGTATGACATGCTATGTAAAGGAAACTGAGTGGCCAACTGTAGGTGCTTGGATATGGGAGAACTTCGATATAGTCAATGGAATCAGCTTCTTACCTAGCGCCGATGAAGGTCATGTCTACCAGGCAGCACCGTATCAAGATATGTGTTCTGCCGATTTCAAAAAATGGAATAAGAAATATTCCAAAATTGAATTAACTTGGGATAATCTTATTGAACATGTGGATGACACAACAGGTAGTCAAGAGTATGCCTGTGTAGCCGGAGCTTGTGAAATATGAAACTAGTCAAGGTTGAATGGTGGGATACAGTTCAATCGTCTGGTTGGGATACAGCCGATGAGGTTAACATTATGAAAGTTAGCCAAATCGGTTATTTCCTTAATCAGTCTACTTGGTCGGAAGAGGGTGTACTGAAACTAGCGGATACTATAGCTGAGGAGGAATACTATGGGATTACTGCTATACCTAAAGGTTGTGTACACAGGGTTTCGTCTTTCTCAGGAGACGTAGATTTCGTAGAAGTATTTTAAGCTGGGACACCCGCCCTTTACTTGCGCAGGGAGCAACGCTTTCTTAGAGCGGGGCCCAGCAGTTAACCTCTTGTACGCTTTCGCGTTCTCTTTCTAGTTCTTGTTCTCTTCTTACCGCTTCTAGTTGTACCACCCAAGGCTTGTTTGGATAATGGCACCACTTGGCCTAATAATCTCTCCCAACCATCACCTCTTAGTAATGTGTCACCGAAAGCAGAAGCATCTCCACCCACAGGACCTAATACTTCACCAAAGATTCTGCTCTGAGTAGAGTCCCACCAACCTCTCTTGTATGGAAAAGTTAAATTCACCATAGCTGTACCTGGGGCTGAGAGTAGTCCAGTCCTATCTAACCTACGAACGAACTGCTGAAAGTCTTTTGGTATCACAGCAAAATCTTCGTCTTCTAGGTCGCCTCGTATAGCACCGCGTAGCATCTCTGCAAACATAACTGCACCATACATAGCCATAGCTGTTGCTGCAACCTGTCCTAATTGCTTAGCGCGTTCTGTGTTATCTACCTTAGTAGCGAAGTCGTTACCAATAGACGTCATCAAAGTATTACCATATGTTGTGATGAACCTCTTGAACAGGACTAACGGAGCTACGAGTGGATTCTTGAAAGCCTTAGCTGTGGTCGCATCATTAGGCCTAGTTATAACTTGGTCTATAAAGCGTAACGCACCTGCGTTCATTTGCGCTTGACCATGCGGGGTATCTAGATCGATGTCTTCTGTAACGCCATAATCTGCTAGGTCCTGTGTAAACTGTTTGAAGAGCCTCTCTTGTCTACCGCTTAGTTTCTTGCCTTTATTCTTATGTACGAACTTGATACGTCGACCAGCGTGGCGCTGGAAGTTACGCAATGCCATGAGCTGTTGCATCTCTGTCATGGTGGTCAACATCGTAGCCTGCATGAAGACCTGCATGTTAAACACGGCACGTACACGCTTGGGTAGTTTACCAACTATAGTACCCTTGGCTCCAGCCCTCAACCCACCACGTGCAAAGTTAGGATTAGCATAACGAGTAGAAACCATATCACCCATAGCTTGTATATCAGCTATACCCAACTCACGCAAGAGTTGAATGTCACTCACTATGCCTAAACCACCAATATCCTTTGCATACTTGCGCATTGCTGGAAGATGCCTATTAAACAGTAACTTAGACATACCATTAGCTGCTTTGTACCCAGCCCATGCAGAGCCAGCCATTAAGTCTACAAACCAATGATGTGGAGAAACATCGCCTTTCAACATAGGTGTAAAGAACTCAGGCATAGATGCAAGAGTAACCAAAGGTAACTTAGCTATGATCTGCGCGTTAGTTATTCTTTGCAGCCACTTTCTAGTAGGCATGTTAGCCATATCGTAACCATATTGGTTGCGTAATATCCTGGCCATTGTCCATGCTTCTTTCTCGAACCTCTTCTCATCTAGCCAAGGCATAGCATCATCAGTTTTCTTTAAACGTAAAACACCACGGTTATGTTCACGTATCTGTGCCACACCCTTCTTGATTAACTCTCTTAGTATTTCATCATTCTTACCGAATCGCTTAGCATACTCGACACGCTCTACAGCTTTCTGTACAAACCTAGGTATAATTGCCTGTAAGTCATCCAATACTAAACCACTGTCTATCATGCTCTCAGTAGGCAGCGAGTCTAGATACTTCTGTATCTGTAGATCCTTTTTTATGTCTTCTTCCGTGCGTAGTTGATCGGCTTTAATATTGGTCCAATCACCCTGTACAAAACCACCACTATTTATAACAGCATCATACAGATCTTCTACAGTTATCCCTGCATCTTCAAATATGGGTGTTGTTTTACCGGGAGGCGAAAACACCTCGGTTAAAGTACGTAAGAATCTAGCCTTGCCCTGGCGTGTAGCTAAGTATTCAATATTCCATACTCTAGGTAATACAGTATCTCCTTCGCCTCGTAGATCTACCGCTTCCTTTAAGCCCGCTGTTTCATCATTGCCATACTTGTATACCCTTTCTAGCAACGACTTTAAATCTTTAGCAGCAGTTTCTACTTCCTTGCTAGAGAACTTTACACGTTTACCTACCAAATGATCTACAATCTCTTGATTAGTAGACAAGTCAATCACACCCTCGCGACCTGTAACCATAGAAAAGATTTTAGATACTGTAGAATAGAATTCACCACTACGCATAGACACGTCTTGCATCATGTCTGTGCCACTCTCCAATCCTTTAGCACGTCTACCCACAGAGTGAGCGCGTTGTACCAAGTCGGCTATTTCATCTGCAGCGGTTATGTTACCCTGCTGCGTGCCGAATCTCTTTACCTTATTGAAGTCACGAATAGTTTGTACAGGTTTTCCCCACAGGAACTGAGTAAGTCCATACCAAAACCCGTCATTGAAATGCTCTGTATAATCCTTATCTCTAACTTTTGATCCACTCTTACCACGTGATTCTAATACTTGATTCCAACTATTTACTAACTCTGACGCATCTTTGATTGTCTTAAAGTGTGCTGGAGTTATAGTATGAGGACCAACTATATCGTATGTCGCCATAATGCGTGGGAGACCTTTATAATCGGTCAATCTATTAGGACGTATTCTCGGCTCTGGAAAAGATTGACCTTTATATTTTGGTAATCCTTTTAATGTGTTTTTAATTTTTGATTGTGTCCAGATATTACCATCTAATATGTCAGATTCAACCATAGCATCAAATAGAGTTTCTAAAACATCGTTTGTTTGACCCGTTTCTTGTTCTATTTCAGAAATAAATTCTAAATAACCAAAGAACTTTTGTAGTTTTGTATCATTTCTTAGCGATTCATGTTTCCAAGATTTATGTTGCAGTTTGGCATTTAATATCTTAGGCAGAGGAAACATATTCCAACCATAGTCGAGTCCATGCTCTCTCAAAGATACCATATGATCTGGAGAAAAATCAATACCCGTTGCTTCTGTTAACGCGTTAGTTAATGTCTTCTTTATAAATTTTTCTATTGCTAAATCATCATCTACAATGTCCTTATTCTCTCTTTGTAAATTGGCTTTAGATTCGAAACTAACCTCTTCAATGACTTGTCGATTACCCCTCCAACCAGAAGTAATACCAATTTTTCTTTTCGCTTCTTTTATAGCTAATTTGTCGTCGGTCGATTGACTAGAGAATACACCAGTTCTACCCATGTATGGATCGCTTGAGTCACCTAAATAGTATGTTTCATTTACTCGCAATTCTCTTTCAGAACCATCTTCAAACCGAACAGTCATGATTGGGTCCGGCAAATCGAAATCTATATCATCTATAATACCTACACCAAAGTTTTTGTGTTTTATCCAAGATTTTTGTTTCATCTTTTCTTTTCTAGAAGATTGCACACGATTCTCTAATACTTGAGGAGGTACTTCAGGAGCAACACCTTCATCGTCCACTATTTCATACCACGTGGGATCGATCGCCTCTCCCTGTGCCGTGTATTCCACATCAGCTATCTGTACAGCTGTGTCTACACCTGTAACGTCTTGTGGGTCCATACGCTCCATAGCTATTGGGTCAACGTTAATGACTCTAGATTGACTCTCTTTATACTTGGTAATTGGACCTGAAGCTAATTTAGTATATCGACCTTTATCTTTAAGTTCTTCGATAACTTTCTCAATGTCTTCAGCTTCTTTCTTTTTGAAGTCTTCTTGTACAAATCCCTTTTGATCTTTTTTCCAAGCTTCAAACTCTCGTTGTTCTGCAGGGCTCTTAAACTCTGCAGGAGCACGTAAGAAAAGTAATCGAGCTCTCTTACCCGTGAGAGAAGGCATTGCATCGCTTTCAATCCAAGATAGTTCTTCAGCAGTCGGTGGATCATTCAATAGATCTTGTTTTTGTTTGCTGGTTATATCAGTGGGATCATAGCGTGTACGAGCAGCTTCTGCTTGCGCTACTTCAGCTCGCTCATCCATCTCTGTAGTTTGTTCTTCAGTATATACCTCAGACCATGGTACTAGATCCTCATACGCGCCTATGCCATAGACAGCCTCTGTGACCGCTCTCTTTACAGTTGGTCCACTCTTACCTGCAAATACGCGCCTTACGTTATTAACCGCTAGGCGGCGAATCTCAGCTTCCTCTGCTGTGATATCACCCGCCTCTTCCTGTCTGTCAATCTCTTCTTGGGCAAATGGATAAGTCATCCTCCCTTCCATTGGGTGCTTACCACCTTTAGGTCGATACTTTAGTATCTCGGCGTCTGTCTTACCCATCTTCTTTGCGCGTTGATCTCTACGTGCCCCAGCTTTTCTTACCCTTTCTCTGCTGCCTGTCATCTGATCAGCGAATGGAGCAATAAACTCTTCAACCGTATCTAGATTACCGTCTAATATATTCTGTGATTGTTCAACAAAAACATCAAAATCACCAGCATCTATACCACGCTTTCTAGCGGGCGCACCCATTACACCACGCAGTCGAGATGCTAGATTAAGTCTTGCTTCTTTCTCAGCGTCAGGTATATCTAATTCGTTAATACCAGGGCGTATCTTTTTCGTCATCCTGTTATTTATGTCACGAACTATAGTGTCTTTTCTTGGCTTACGGGTTCTCGCTTCCAGAACGCGTGGTTCTTCAAGTGACTCTATACGTTGGTTGACGCCTTCCCAAAGCTCTTCTCTAGTGAACGGTGTTTCTGCTGCGTAGGATATGATACGATCGTTCAAACTACCATCTTCAGCAGCCTCTGCAGCCGTGGCATCAGTATCATAGATACTCATGATCTCATCTACAGTATTTACATAAAGATCAGAATCTGTTTCCTCTTCAGGCTCAACAGGTTCAGGTAGTGCTTTTTGATCTGGCTTGGGTAATGCTGGTTTTTCTTGTTCTGGTAGGCGCGGGGTTTCAGGCTCCTCAAAGATATCATATGCTGGGCCTCGGTTAACCCTCTCTACACCAGCCATCGTCTTCTCGCCTTGTATAACGCTCAGCGCCATATCATCAAAGCGATCATCAGCGTCACCCCAATAATCAAAACCTCCCTCTCCTGTGATAGGATCTCTCTCCATCTCTTCGCGTTGTACTCGTGCATCGTTGATGTTAGCGCTACCATACTCGTCTCTTACATACTCAAGAACCTCTGCATCAGCATGCATGTCATCGACTTCAAATCGATTTACTTCCTCCGCGCCTTCGTACACCACGACCTCATTAGTATTGGGATCATGAGTAAACGCAACGTCTATATCACCTTCGCTAGGATCATCTGAACTTGTCCACCCTGCATTGGGATCTACAGCAATAGAGAACTCATACACTGAGCCTGGGAAGCGCTCGGGCATGCCACCAAATGTTGAAGCTACTTCAGCTTCTTGGGTCGCTGGCTCAAGTAATATACTTGGGTCCACAGCAGCACCTGCAACCGCTCCACCTACTTGCTTCATAAATCTACGACGGCTAGGATCTTGCAGACCACGGGATTCTAATACACCTTCAGGCGTGATGGTAGGAGTTTCCCCAGGAGTTCCAGCCTCTGCTTGTCTGGCGGCCTTAGTTATCAAGTCGTATATGTGTTGGTCTGAAAAATCAGCATCAAAACCTAAAGCGCCTTTCTTGCGAAGGAAGTTTCTTATTGAGGATATAATACGCCGCACGAGATTAGAATTGATACCCTGCTCTCTAGCTTTACTAGCAATAAATTCAGCAGCTGCGCCTCTATTATCGTAAAGGTCGTTGTTATACGCTTCTCCTCCACCAGCTTCTTCTGCAGTATTTAACCAGATTTCTATATCATCTTTTCGCTTATTATAGAAAGCATCTAAGAAACCTGTTCTGTCTTGAAGCATCTCAAGAAATACCTTATGAGATATAGATTCCTCTTGTACTATATCCCTAACAGCGCGCTGAACCTCTTTTCGTGTTGGTCGTCGACCTAACGTTCTCGCTAGTTTTTGGAAAGCATTTTCTACAATAACAGCAGATAATCCACCAACCTGTTGACCTTCTTGTGGTAACTCATAAAAGCCACTTGTTTCCTCTCCGGGTGTTGCTCCTACAGAGGCATATGCTGGGGCTTCTCTAGCTACCTGTTCTCCAGTAGCAAACACACGCTGCATCTCAGGATCTATACCACGTAACCCTGCTTGCTCTCGCAAGGCTTGTTGTGCTAAGAATCTCTCGTCACCTGGTAGTGCGCCAACAGCTTCTTGACCAATAGCACCTAGCGAACCCATAGTACCACCAGCCCCAGCGCCAATCGCACCTTCTCCTAACGCTTGCATCCAGTCAGTTTCTACCCCTCCGGGAGTGCCATACGTAGAACCTACCTGTTCTGTTAGTGCTTGCGCGGTTTCTGTTGCGCCTTCTCCCAAGACGCCTACAGCACCTCTAGTTGCTACATTTCTCAAAGCACTTTGAGTTGCTGGGTTCTTCATTATAGCACCCAAACCTACTCGGTCTAACAAGCCAACCGCACCGCCTGTTAATAGAGCCTGTGCCCAATCTGATGGGTCTGGATTTCCAGGACGACCATGTGCTTCAGCTAATTCTTCAGCTGTTGGACCAACAACCTGCATGGCTGTGAAAGCCATAGGTCCAAGTATGCCTCCTATAATCCTACCAGGGGCACCAAATGGCCTGCCTAAATTACTGCCCAACTTAAATGCACCGTACTGACCAGCTAATTGTCCACTCTGCTCCCCTATAGCGCCTGGCAAATAAGGAAACGCATTACCGACAACGTCGTCAGTGAAGCGATCCATAAAGGTGCCTGAGAAAGACGGAGTATCTGGTTGTGCCCACTCTTGCATACCCTCACCCACACTTCGTAATCCAGGTATATGTTTTAGAGTTGTACCAATACCCCTAGCAGGTTGCTGTATAGCCTCAAGCGGTATATTCTCTACAGAAGGTTGTTGTCGCGAAGACTGAAAAGCTTGCTGACCCACAGAAGATATAGGTGCGGTAGAAGCAGATGTGCCTGCTTCAGCCATGTATTCTTGTCTGAGTCGCTCAACGGTTTGCGCGTCTTTCTGATCTCGCGCTGCCTCTAGTAGGTCAGCGTATTGCCGCCGGCGCTCCTCTGTAAGTGCCATATTAATCTACGTTAAATGGAGCTAATCTTTGGTCTGTCATTGGTATACCCATTGCTTCTGCGGCAGCGTTCATTAATTGAGCTGCTCTTTCAAAGTCGAAAGTATTATCATCTCGTAAACTATTTTCCATTATATTACGCCAAGCCATAGCGAAACCTTGCGTTCCGCCGCTTCGTTGCAACATCATCTTATCTAATTGCGATGCTAGTGACTGCAGTTGACTTAATTGCAAACTACCACCCTGCCCGAATATATAGTCAAAAACTGCAGGATCTGGATCAACATTCACCTCACCCTCTGTGGTTCCATATAATGGGTCATCAACAAACCATCCATCGTCTTTAAGCACGCCACCTTCAGCACCCAACTGATACATAACATCAGCTATATTGTCTGCTGATTTAGCACCTAATGCCATATCCTGTGCTTGCGTCATAGTGCGTGGATCTTTAACCCTCATACTATTAGCGATACCTGGATTATTAAGTGTGAATTGCGCCTGTGCTTGAGGCATACCTGTCGACATTAGATAGGCTAAATCACCTGCAGAACTATCGGTTTCTCCACGAAGTTTAGCTGCTTGAGCCCTGTAATAATCCGCCATAGCAGCTTCTTTAGTCTGATCTGCTAGGGCCTGTGGAACCCCGAATAGCACGCTTAAGATGCTACTGCCTTGGTTCTGTACTATTGGTGCTGGCATTATATTCTCCTACGGGTATACTCTAGAATCTGTCCAACTCGATCCGCTGCCAGGACCGGTTGGAGCTTTTAGAGTTACAGGTGCCTTTGTTGCTTTACCACTTAACCACCCAGGTATAGGCGGAATTCCAGGACCTATTACTCTGGGGGCGAGGTATTTGTATTTACGTTCTATACGCGCTTTTTCAATGCCTGATTCCTTCGCTATATCCGCTTTACGTGTTGTTGCTGCTATCTCATCAGATTTAGTGAGGTCAGCCATAGCAGATGCTAGCGTGTCACCAGCAGCGGCGGTTGCACTTGCGTCTGCTCCCAACTCTCCTAAACGAACACCCTCTCTATCATCAGCAAGTAATCTACCCGTTGCGTCAGCTTCTGCTTCTGCGCCAGCTTTTTCGAGACCCATAGCTGTTGATATCTCCCCCGCGAATTGATCGCCAGCGCCGGTGTAACCACTAGTTAATGCGCTACCAGCGCCAAATGTATCTACTAAACCACCCTTCAAGTAATCGCTATATTCCTTAGTTTTGGAATCTAGCATTCCTCTGTCAGCCATTTGTTTAACTATAGTACCAACATCATGACCAGTTGTCTCTGCTATATCCTCTAAACCACCAAGTTTCTCTTTATATCTAGCAGCTTCCGCCATAGTGACGTTATATTTGTCTACTAAATTTCGAACACTAAGGTTTTGATCCTCACTTGCTCTTGCGATTGTCTCTGCGGCATTCTCTTCTTCAGCTTTAGCAATGTTCATTTGCCGTCGCCAATTAGCTACGAACGCCACAGTCTGTGCTATGATGGCGGCAGCCTCCAAAGCGCCAGTACCCCAAGCGGAAGGTCTACCATCTGGACCTGTTTGTCCATAAGGATCTGGATGACCTCTAGCTGCGTCTATATCTTGTAATAGCTTTTGCTCACCCGCTGTTATCCAAACGAGTCTTGGCATGCCATCGTCTAATTGATCTGTAGAAACTTTAGCAACTACATCAGAAGCGTTTATATTGATCATTTTGAATTCCTATACAATATCAAAAAATAGTTACTCTAGATTTTTTAACGAAGTCTTTAGTGCGATCCCAAGGCTTATATCCAAATGCGCCACCAGGTGATTTTGGCGCCTTACCAAGAACACTAGACATTGCTGATTCCATAGTGCCTAGTTTCGGCATACCACGACTAGATCCAGTTAACTTTCCTCTAGCTGCCAAATCTTTTAAACCGGCGCCTGTGCTAGCTATCTCTTTTTCGCGGGATATTTCTTTAGCTAAAATACCTCGACCAGCTGTAGTACGTCTTCCCGCACTTTCTCGCATAGCATCCGTTAAAGCGTCGCGCATACTTGTAGACTTGAATCCACCATGTCTAGATGATCCATGACGAATCATGCGCTCCGCATCAACATCTGCTCTATCTAAACCACGTTTAGCAAGCGCTTCACCAGCCCTGCGAGATTCTGGTAACCTAGATTTTAACGCTCCAGTGATGGAATCCGCTAAAGCCCGACCACCTCTGACCCTAGCTTTGGCCGTCTCTAACGGACGCGCTATAGGTGTTGTGCCACCGGGAAACTTTGTTATTCCCTTTAAATCTGGTCGTGGTTTATATTCTGGTGCGCGATATGCTTCAGTTCTTTTAGCCATTAGAAGTGTCCTAGTGGGTCAAAATAATAATTGATACTATTGAGTTGAAAGGTAGAGTCGGCGTTTTGCGTTATTTGAAAACTCAACTCTGTAGTCATTAATTCTACAGGAATTATCTGCCCTGGTCTACTATCACCAGCAAGAGAAATAGCTGTAGTTTTCTCTGATGTGGTGCGCGCATCGTATCTGTGTTGGAAATCAGCCGTACCTTCGAATAGTACATCCATACCCCAGATTCTTTTCCACCGTCCACTGCTACGTAGCGTTTGATAAGAGTTTGTGATGTCTACTTCATACAAATCACTTGCAAAAGCGTCTTTAAACGAATCTGGATTAAACGAATATATACGTTGTCCTCCAGAACCATCATCACACCGCAAGAAACAAAACTGTCTATATGATGCTAAATCTCTTATTGTATTCGCTGTAGTGTATCTAGACCAGGCATGCACATCAGATGACTTAGAGAAAGTAAAAACAAATATTTGCTTCTCTATAGCACACATATATTGTGAAGAGCCAGCATAGTTTATTGCTTTGGGTTCATATATAGGTGCATACGTTTCTACAAATGGAGTTACAATGTCGTCAATACCTGAACCTATATCTACACCTTGTGCGGAATCAACGTAAAGCATTTGACTGAGTGAATTAAAACCATCCCTGTTTAAGAAGATGGTATCTGGCCCAATTCTTGCTATGCTGAGAGGGAAATCAGTATATGAATTCTCAATAACATTATTGAGTTTTATGTTCATAGGATCAGTGTCAGTTTGCCAAAACTGCACGTTATTTGTCATGAAAACAACTAAGAACTTCTTGTAATTCGCTAGTGCTACTATTTCATCTTGGTCAGGCGATTCCAATCCAGCTGGTAATCCAAGTGCTCCGCTAGCATCTTTTGGTGATGTCCAATCCCTTGGCCTCTCTGTAGCAGAGTATTTAACATATGCATTACCGGATGAATTTGGACCTATAGCATATATCTTAGAATTATTGACAACAACAGATTTAGTATTGGGGCAATTTGCGTCAGTTATAACATCAGCAGAATCCGGAACATCGTCAGCATCTCTTGGATAGAAATGTCTTATTACCCCACTAGTATATTCAATAACAACATATAACTTCCTATTGAATACCAGTACTTGCCATACCTTAGCAATAGGATCAGCTGGTGTATCGGGATTAGGCAAAACCATGTTTACTATTCCGCTACTTATCCCTGACGGACCACCAATGCCATACCCCGTTAATGCTGGGTGTGAAACAGGAGTTATACTAACAGTATGAAACTTTCTATCAAATATAAATAAACCATGGCTATCAGGATCTAATGCCGCGCCTAAAGAGTCTAAACCAGGACGCTTTGCTATAGCATAACCAGTTGTAACATAGGCATTCTTGCACTCTATGAGACCTAAATCGTCGGCGACTAATTCTGATCGCCTACGATCTATACCTATCCTAAAGTCATCAAGTGTGTATGTAGCCATAATTAGCGGTAACCAGCATTCCTCTTCATTTGACCAACTATAGAAGTGTCATCGTATTCGTCAATATATTCGCGCTCTTGCCATGGAAAAGTTTGCCCGGACCAATTCTCACCTTGTGCCCCAGGAGTGCCTGGATACATCTTATTTCTCCAATTAGGATCTGCTTCTGGATTATTAAGCTTACCAGGCATTAACATTCCTGCCAACACACCAAGAGGTCCCATAAAGTTTGGTGTAGCACGCGCCGCAAGACCTGGCCAATTAAACCCTGCCAATGTAGAAGCACCTAACGCTGAAGCACCCGCACCCGTAGCGGCTTGCGTCATCGCGGCTCTCTTAGCTTGTTCATCTGCTAAATATCGCTGATATTGATCCATAAGACTTCTCCTACCTCACCTTTGTTGCTAAAATCTTATCTAACATCGTTTCTATAGTCTGTAATCGATACAGCATAACATCTAGATTCTTCACAGATTCTGCCACCTCTTTTTGATCCCCTGTGAGTTTCTTGAGATTGTGTATCTCGATACCACAGTTCTTTGCTTCTGCCTCTAGAGCAGGTATAGCGCGTCCCTGGATGCCTGCTAGACGCTCTACTTCAGAAGAGAGTCCAGAAGCCCACCAGATTGCACCGCACGTCTGCGCTATAATAAACAACATAAACCCAAAGAATTTGGGATCAATTTTCATTTTTTTTCTTCCTCTCTAATGGACCAGGTAAGATCCAACCGAGCACCATAGGCGCTACAATTACCAATATTAACAACCAACCTCCCATACTCACGAGGTCACCCAACAATGTCCAAAAATTATCTGGTGCGCAACTAGTCATGTCCACCCCCTTCGAGGAACGTGTATTCGGTGTCATTATGTCCGCAG